GCTGCCGCAGCACACAAGAGAGGAGAAAAAGCCAATCCCTTGACCAAACCCTGATCAGAAAACCATACTCAAAGGTGGCTCACTTCTCGGTGGAAAAACCGGCTCAGTTCTGCGTGGAAACCAACAGGCGATGCCTCTTTCAGCATGAAAGTCCGTGACGAGCTGGGCGTCGAATACCGGATGCAGGTCTATCAGGGCATGTTCGAAGAACACTTCCTGCGGCAGAAGGACGGCGCCACGGCGGCAAAATTCGAAGCTTTCGACAGCCGACGCTCCGACGAAATCCTCGATTTCGGTTGGGTCATCACCGCGCACAAGTCGCAGGGATCGCAGTGGGAAAACGTCGTTGTGCATGACGAGTCCGGAGTGTTCCGCGACGACGCCTCGAAATGGCTTTACACCGCTGCGACCCGCGCCGCCGACGAACTCACGGTGGTCGTCCGATGATCGGTATCGTCCTCAACCGCCTGATCGAGATCGATGCCGAACGCACGGTTTCAGGTGTCCGCGTCAAGATGATCTTCGAGCTGCGGGGATCGGACTTCGAATATCAATTCCTGCTGGAATACGACCCAGCGGTCATCAACCACGTGCTGGAGCTTCGAACGCTCTTCGACCAACAGCGCGCGGCCCTCAACGCAGACAGTCACTCCGCCTGGGATGAGGCGGTGACGGCTTTCTACGCCCACGAATGATAGAAATTCTAACCTCAAGGAAAGCAGAGATGACGAAAGTGATCGGACTTACCGGCTTGAAGGGCAGCGGCAAAGACACCGCTGGTCAGGTACTCAAAGCCGGCGGATACCAGGAAGTGAAGATGGCAGGCGCTCTCAAAGAGATGACCCGCACCTTCCTCTATTATCAGGGCGTCGACAGCGTGACGGTTGAGCGCATGGTCGAGGGCGACCTGAAAGAAGTGCCGAGCGTCTATTTCGAGCGCAAGACGCCTCGCGAATTCATGCAGCTCATCGGTACCGAGTTCGGGCGCGACATGATCGGGCCGGACATCTGGGTCAACAGCGCCATGCGCCGCGCCGCGACACTCGAAAAGGTCTATTGCACCGACATCCGTTTCCCGAACGAAGCGGCGGCTCTTCGCGAGATCGGCGGCAGGCTCTATCGCATCCAGCGCGACACCGACGTCAACGTCTATTCGCTGCACGAGTCCGAGAAGCACATCCCGAACCTCCTGGTGTCGGCAGTGATCGACAACGACGGCACCATCGAAGAGCTGCATCAGGAGATGGGGCAGCGCTTCTTCCCCGGCGAAGACCTCAAGGCAATGATGGAGAAACACGCGGGCGAGGTGACGATCCGTGTGAATGTCTCAGTTGACATCGGGACCAGAGTTGAATGGTGGGATGAATTCAAGGAAGGCACCCTGACGCCGACCCGCCTACTGGAACTTCAGCTTGACTTCCTGAAGTCGGAAGACATCCAGCCGTTCATCGACGCGCTTTTGGATGACGGCGCTGTCTCCATTACCGGTCGGGTGCTCTGATGACCATCAGCGCCAAGATCATCAAGGACTCCGTCTCCCGCTACCTTTCCTCTGGGAGCTATCGCGAAGGTGTGCGCCTGACCACCTTCGAACTCACCTACCCACGCTTCGTCCATTCGGAACTGATGACGCACCGGGTGTTCTCGCGAAATGCGTCCTCCTCGCGCGCCAAGCCCATCATGACCATGATCCGCGAAGTGCTGAAGGACCCGGCGATGCCCGTCTACTGGGGCGCCAACCAGGCCGGCATGCAGGCGAAGAAGGAGTTGACCGGCGTGCGGAAATGGCTCGCCAAGAAGCTCTGGCGAGCCGCCCGCTACCCAGCGGTCGGCGCGGCCTATCTCGCCCACAAGATCGGCCTGCACAAGCAGATCGCCAATCGATTGATCGAGCCTTGGGCACACATCACCGTCGTGATCACCGCGACCGAATATCGGAACTGGTTCGCGCTTCGCCTCCATCCGGACGCCCAGCCTGAAATTCGCGAGCTGGCGGATCAAATGTACCTGAAGATGGTGCATAGCACTCCGCAGTGGCTGCAGCCGGGTCAGTGGCATCTCCCGTATGTCACCAATCTCGAAGCGCAGCGTATTGGCCTCGACAATGCGATCAAGGCGAGCGTCGCTCGCTGTGCCCGCACCTCCTACCTCACCTTCGACCGGAAAGAGCCGGAGCTGGGCCAGGACTTGGCTCTCTACGAGAAGCTGGTGGGAAGCACTCCGCTTCACGCCTCGCCCGCCGAGCACCAGGCGATGCCTGACTATCCCACCGTGGATGTCTCCGTCGACGGTTGGCAGTGGGGCAAACCCTGGATCACCTGGGCGGCGCCGGAGATGCACGGCAACCTGCGCGGCTTCATTCAATACCGCAAAACCCTCGCCGACGAATACGTCGCCGGCTAACAGAAAGAACCCTCATGAAAGTGCAATTCACAATCCACGACTCCGAGCTTGAACACCCGCAGCTCGGAACGGTCCCGGTGGTCAATGTGCAGCTCGAAAGCCTCGAAGAGGTGGTCGACAAGTCCGAGCCGACGCCGGCAATGTGGACCGCTGCTGCGATCTTCGATCTCCACAAGTCTGGGCGGTTGATGGAAATCACCAAAGCCTTCATCGCGACCGGCAAGACCGAAGCCGTCACAGTTGCGAGTGACTGACATGCCGACCATGCCTTCCCGCGCCGAGTTCACACAGCTTAGGGAACTGGGCTACACTCGCGAGGAGATGGCTGAGCATTTCGGCGTGCCCCTTTCGAGGATCAAGCGCTGGCTCAGCCGGCATGGCTTCGCTCGCCCAGAACGCAAGGTCCCTGTAGAGCCGGTAAATCTACCCATCGCCGAACTGCCGCTCGATACTGGCATGACGATGATGGAACGGGCCAAGGCAATCCTCGGACACCGACTAACGGAGTGTCGACATCGAGGGTACGTGCTGGACGGCAGGGTCGCGGGAGCTGACAAGATCATCGAGGCGGCGGGCCTGAAGCCTGTCAAGAGGGGATAGCCAAAATAAAGGGGTGAGCCGCAAAGATAGATTATTTGACCTCACCTGACAGTTTTGCTATCATACAGGTTCGTCGCCTCTCGGGACACCAATAACAATCGGCTCAATGACCGCGTCCTGGAGGGTCTTCAGGCGTCGGCTTTTTGCGCCCTACAGGATGCAGAAATGATCAGCAACACCATCGCTGCGCTTAAGCAGTCGACCCGCTCTCGGATTGTCGAGCAGCGCACCTACCTCCGCCCAATCAACGACGAAGGCAATCTCTTCGAGACCTTCGAGCAGTCCATCGAACGCATGATCGAACACCAGCGCTGGCTCTGGGAGCGTGCGAAGGCCGGCATGCATAAAGACCCGGTCACCCATCAATGGGACCTGACGCCGCTCGATCTCGAAGAAGAAGCCGAGCTGGACGAGCTTCGCGAGTTGCTGCTGCAGCGCAAAGTCACGCTCGCGGGCCGCACCCGCTGGCTGGGCGGCACGGACGTCGCCAAGCGTCGCGAGTCATCCATGTTCAACTGCAGCTTCTTGGAAGTGCGCAGCGTCTACGACGTGGTCGACGTGCTGTGGCTGCTGCTGCAGGGTTGCGGCGTCGGCTTCCGCCCCATCGTCGGCACGCTCAACGGCTTCCTGAACCCCATCACCGACATTGAAGTTATTCGCTCGACCCGCACCGGTAAGGGCGGCGTGGATCACAACGTCGAGACCTTTGACCGCAAGACGGGCGTCTGGACGATCAAGGTGGGCGACAGCGCCGAGGCCTGGGCGAAGTCCATCGGCAAGCTCATCGCCGGCAAGAAGGCCGCGAAGAAGCTGGTCCTCGACTTCTCGGAGATTCGTCCCGCTGGGGAGCGCCTGAAGGGCTACGGCTGGATCAGCTCGGGTGACGAACAGATCGCCAAAGCCTTCGCCGCCATCGCAGAAATCCTGTCGAACGCCGCCGGTCGACTCCTCACCCGCCTCGAAATCCTCGACATCATCAACTGGCTCGGCACCGTCCTCTCCTCGCGTCGCTCTGCCGAAATCTGCCTGATCGCCGTTGGCGAGCCGCAGTGGGAGGCGTTCGCCAAGGCAAAGCGCAACTGGTGGGATTTCTACAACGCCCAGGGCGATGTGCTGCCACTGACTGACGAAGCCAAGCAGATGAGCAAAGAAGATTGCGAGGCATGGGCGTTGGCCCAAGGCTTCCGCAATCGCGAGCAGCGTCAGCAGTCGAACAACACCCTCATGTTCTACCATGAGCCGACGCTCGAAGAATTGCAGTTCATCTTCAACCTGATGGAAGAAGCCGGCGGCTCTGAGCCTGGCTTTGCCAATGCACTCGAAGCGCTGCGGCGCGCGCCGTGGTTCAAGGGCGGCAATCCCTGCTTCGAAATTCTCCTCGGCGACCGGTCGTTCTGCAATCTGGTCGAGACGGTCGTGTTCCGCTTCAACGGCGACCTGCCGGCGCTTCTCCGCGCCCATTACATCGTCGCCCGCGCAAACTACCGTCAGACCTGTGTCTGGCTTGACGATGGCGTCCTGCAGCGTTCCTGGCACGAGCTGAACGAATACCTGCACCTCTGCGGCGTGGGTGTCACGGGTGTCGTTGCTTGGGACCGCCATATGGACCCGGACGCCTGGGAAGCACTGCGCACCCATGCGCAGTTCGGCTGCCACACCATGGCTGATGAGCTAGGGATGCCGCATGCAAAGGCGGTCACCACGATCAAGCCAAGCGGCACCCAGTCGAAGACCCTGTCGCTGGAAGGCCAGGAGGTTCCGGAAGGCATCCACAAGCCCCTGGGCCGCTTCATCTTCAACAACGTGGGCATGTCGATCCATGAACCGCTGATCCCCGCGCTGAAGAAGGCCGGCTACGACGTGTTCATGAAGCCCGGCGACCCGACGCAGGCGTTGGTGAAGATTCCGGTCGAGTATTCGAACATCGAATTCGACAAGATCGTAAAACCGATCAAGCGAACCGAGTTCGTCTATATGGACGGCGCGCTGCACGAGAACACCTTCATGGAAGACACGGTCCTGGAAGTGAACCTGGAGTCTGCCGTTGACCAGTTGGAACGCTACAAGCTGGTCATGCGCCACTATGTCGACCACAACTGCTCGATCACCGTCAGCTATGATCCGACCGAAGTGCCGGCGATCATCGAATGGCTTCAGGCGAACTGGTCGGATGTGGTGGGCATCAGCTTCCTTTACCGCAACGATCCGACCAAGACGGCTGAGGACCTGGGATATGCCTACCTGCCTCAGGAAGTGGTCGATGAGCAGACGTTCCGCGAATACGAGGCGTCCCTGTCGCCCATCGACTGGTCACAGTTCGGCGGATCGAACCTCGAAGTGGATGCCGGCGCCGACTGCGCGACCGGCGCGTGCCCGGTACGTTGATGGGAGATCAGTCTTGAAAGTGAAGATGGTCACCCAGCCGAACTGCCCTTGGTGCGACAAGGCTACGACCTTGCTGCAGGGCCTCGGCCTCAACGTCGAAAAGACCGTTCTCGACACCCCACAGAAGAAGGCGGCGTTTAAAAGCGCCGGCTTCGACACCGTCCCACAAATCTATATCAACGACATCCGCATCGGCGGTCACGATGACCTGGTCGCAATGCTTCTGAAAGGACTGACGAATGCTGAAGGTTAAGCGCCTGACCAAAACCGCCGAGCTGCCGAAACGTGGCTCACTCCGCGCCGCCGGCTTCGATCTTTGCCTCGATCAAGACCAGGTCGTCCTGCACCCCGGAAAGCGCGCCATCTGCAAGACAGGGATCGCCGTGGGTCTGCCGCCGGGAACTTATGGACGGATCGCCCCCCGCTCCAGCCTGGCAGCAAAAAGCGGGATCGACGTTCTCGCGGGTGTCATCGACCAGGACTATACTGGCGAAATCGGCGTCGTCCTGCTGAACACCGACGACAAAACCCATGTCTATCGACGCGGCGAGCGTATCGCCCAGTTCATCGTTGAAGCCTATCTGCACTGCGATCTCGAAGAGGTGCATGATCTGGATTCCACTGCACGCGGTGATGGTGGTTTTGGGTCCACCGGGCTGGCTTGATCAAGATATTTTCGTTGACCTGATTCCATTGCATGGATAGGGAAACTCGACACTCAGACAAAAGTCCGCGCATTCCGCTCGCAAAATTAACCCTATCGACTCGATTGGGTTAGTTTTTGTGGCGATGTGCGGCGTTTTCTTTGTATGTTCTTTTTATGTTCTCTTGTTTCGCGTTAGTTTTTCTGTCTATGTGTGACTCGTAAGCGCCTAGATAAAAACCCTAGATTTTTAGGGGGAAAAACGAGAAGGCGATCAGCGAATAAAAGGAGACAACCATGAACACGACGGAGAACAAAATTGTCGCGACCGTAGGCCAGCGCATCCAGAAGGCCCGTGAGGCCGCTCAGATGACACAGGCAAAGCTTGGTGAAATGCTCGGCGTCAGCCGTACCGCTGTGACCCAGTGGGAAGCGGGCTTGACCTTCCCCAACTTCGAAAAGACCCTGGAAATGGCGAAGTTGCTGAGAGTGCGCCCCGAGTTTATCGCGTTCGCAGTCGACAATTTGGTGGAGTTCCGCACTCCCGTCGAAAGCATGGATGTCCCGACCATATACTTCGGGCAAGACGTAACGGATCGCACGACCGTTGACACTCAATATCAGTCGAAGAAGCTCCTCGCCGCAAAGGGCGTGAACACCGGTGAAGGCGCCGCGCCATTCTACTGGAAGATCGAGAGCGAGTCATTCGCTGTCCGTTATCCAGCCGGCGCTCTACTGCTACTGGATGGAAGCGTTGATCGCTTCGTTGGCGAAGGGGACTACCTCATCTGGAACGGCTTCACAGTGCAGCTGGTCAACATGAGCGTCAACTTCGGTGACCCGCAAACGGTGAATGTGCAAACCACCGCGAACGGTGCGTTCCAGTCCATCGACGTCAAGAAAATCCAGGTGCTCGGTCGCGTCCGAGGCGCGATCATCTAAAACTCGGGAGGCGTTACGACGCCGCCCGCAGCCAGCCATCGTACATCTTCTCGACGAGATCACTTCTGATTTTCCGCCTATTGCCTACCAGGGTGTAGGGCAGGTCGCCTCGGTCGCACCTGTTCTGCACCCATTTTTTATTCACCTCGCGCAACCCGCGCGCCTGGAAAAACTCCACGACCTGGTCCGTTTCCCAAAGCTGAATAGGCATCACTGACTTCCCCGATTCCGAATGTCTTCTTTTCTAGCGCATGACAGATATTCTGTCAATCCGACCCGAATTTTGTGACAACTTCTGCAGAGTCGTCTGCAAATTTCTGCAGATGGCAGGATGCTTCTGCAGAACTGAGGCTCCATGAGGCTCGGTGAGGCCCAATGTCAGGAAATATGGCGCATTTATAATGCCAGCTGGCCCCAGATTAAGGGCGCATTTCGGGCTCTGGTTAAGCCCTAAGTCACTGAATTTATTTGGTTTTTGGAGAGTGGTGCCGCTTACGTGACTCGAACACGTGACCCCATCATTACGAATGATGTGCTCTACCGACTGAGCTAAAGCGGCCCGGCGAAACGCCGTCATCGCCTGTTCGGGCGATGACGGGCTGATACAATC